ATACGGGCGATTACACTGTCGTCGTCGTCGTCGTCGTCGTCGTCGTCGTCGTCGTCGTCGTCGTCGTCGTCTTCAACGGATCCGGCACTGATGTTATCTTCATCTGCATCCGCTAGCCGCTTGCGCGACTCGCCAATTGGAGTGTGTAACAGTCGGTCGGCGTCCCTGTCGTCGTCGTCGTCGTCGTCGTCGTCGTCGTCGTCGTCGTCGGCGGCGCCATTGTCCACGTCGCCGCCACCACCCTTGATGCCGTCGTCACTGCCGCTCCCATCGACACCGCCGTCGCCTCCAGTGTAGTCCACGCCACCGTCGTCGTCGTCGTCGCCGCCGCCGCCGTCGTCGTCGAAATCGCGATTGTGCTGCGCTTGTTCAAACGGCGGACTATCCATCACACAGAGAGCACCTAGATTAACACAACGAGGCACGTCGCTCGCTCTAGGGAGTTGTGATTTTTACGCATCTGCTAGACGGAGCGGCAAGGTTTGATTTTTTCGTACTGTCGCCGCCAGCCATGCCGCCACCACCAGAGCACTACCTACTCGTACTAGTCGATACGTCGACACCGACACCGTGCTTTGACGTGCGCATCGCAGACAGCAAACGAACCGGCGAGACAATTGTCGAGAAACACCATCTGCTGGTGCGCAGACTGGTGGCCCGAGGCATCACGTCGCTCGATGCACTTGAGCGCGAGTACAGACACGGAGGCTGGTCTTGTTCGCGCCCCGACGCGAATCGCCTATGCGTAGCAGCAACTAGCCATAGGATTCAACTGCAATTTGATTCATTGTGTTCGCAGTTTTGTGCGATCGTGCAACCGAGCATCGATGCTGTTGACGATCGGCACACGCCGTCCTTCCACGATCCCCCGTGTACGATGCAGATTTTACAGCGCAAAACACCCCCTGTTGCACACTCGACCCGCGGCGACAGTGGCGACGGCGACGGCGACGGCGGCTGCGCAGTGTTTGTTGCGTTCCCGGTCGTCGAAGACCGCGAGTCGATTGTACTGTTTAATCGCGACGAGTACGAGGTGCGCGTGTCGATGACACTGCCACGTCGCGAGCACGATTACTTGTGTTTCGGACACTTTATGAAACACCACGGCTTTGCGATGAACGACCTGTCGGCAACGCCGATCGTGGGTGGCGCCGCGAGCAGCGTCGAGCATTCGCGCCGCGACGTCCTGCTCGCTACACCGTACGCGGCAATCGACACGTTCCTTGCGACACTCGACACGTGGCAACGCCGACAGCAAAACGCACGCATGTTTAACGGCGACTCGTTTGCACTTTCACCCACGCATACTCGCGCATGGTACACGTTCCTCCATCACTATCCACAGCACCTGCCACACGCGCGTCCCTCGCTGGCAGACGCTGTTTTTTGCGTCTGGCTACACACGTCGCTGTCGGTGACCACCGCCGCTGCCGTTTTGCAAGACGCGTCTCTATGTGCCGCCAAAGGCGTTAGATTTACATCTCAACAAGCAGCCCACATGACATGACCCCCGCGCCCCGCCGTTCTACGCATCGGGGCTGAAACGGTCACGACCAGGTCCACCGCTGCCGCCGGCCGGCTTACGCAGACCGCCGTGGAACGCTGCCGAATACACGTTGGTCTGCCGCCCCTCGTCGATCTGTTGGCGCAGGTGCGCCGCGGTTGCGCGATCGGTCGTGTAACACCGCTGTGTGGGCGGCACTTGGTTGTCGTCGACGTACGTGTAACCTCCGCAACCCGGCATGCGGCTGCACGCGCGCTCGCAGTCAGCAGCGCTGCGAGTGTCGCTGTAGTTGGCACGCGGGTTGTTGCCTACGCCACTGACGCCACGTGGCAGCCGACGAAACTGGGCATCCCCACCGGGGGGCGCCGCCGCCGTAGTAACAAGTTGGTCGCCCAGTGCGTCGGCGTCTGCCTCGTCGAAACCGGGGTCGTTGAGGTCTTCTGTAAACTCGTCGATAAACCCACCGTTGGCGTCTACGAGTGCCCCTCCGTCGGCCGTGATGCCGTCAGCGCCGCCGCCGCCGCCGCCGCCATTTTCCACGAGTGGCCGACGTGGGTTCAGCACGGCAGCGTCGCTTGTTGCGTCGTCGCGTGCGATCGCGTACACGACTGCAGCGGCAGCGGCAACAATAGCCAGGGCAATCAATACGCGAGCCCACGTCGGCAACTTTTTCGCCTCTTTTGCAAGCACGTCAGCCATAGCGCGCGCGCACAACTACCACCGCCACACGACGACGAATTCACTTGGAAACAACGAGACAAAGCGCCACACCCGCGTCGTTCCTGTCAACACAGACGAGATATTATTTTATCCATCAACAGCGGGCGCCTCGTGGGATGGTGGCAGTGCCAAGAGTTGTTGCTTCCTCACGAAGGGGGCGCCTGTGGTGACAGACTGGCCGACAGGGTTGTGCCGTCGCCGTCGCCATTGCCATCGCCGTTGGCTGTCAGAGGGGGTGCCGGTGTTGTGCCGGCGGCGGCGGCGGCGGCGGCGGTGGCGGCGGCGTTCTCAGGCGGCACTACAATGTCGTCACGTGCCATGCACCGCCGCAGTGCGTATGTACGCACAATGTACATCTCGTCGTTGGTTGGGTCGGGTTGTAGTGCCACTCGCACGATGTACGCCTTGTTTGGATTGTACGTGTTGATCAGTTTCATAAACTCGGCGTCCTTGGTTTCCTGTTCACTGGGCAACATGTACCGCGTGTCAAAGAACGGGGGGCCGTGCACAATCATAAAACTAAGGAATCCGCGCCCCTTGTCGCGAAAGCCTCGGTCACACAGTCGCGTAAAGTCAATCGCGTAGCGCGACATTGTGTACAACGCGTCAATCATCTGCTGTGCCGAGAACGTCATCAGTGAGTTGCGATAGTGCTCTGGGATGCCCAGTTCTTCTGCGTCAATCGCCACTCGTTGATGTTGCACGCCCGCACCCTGTTGTTGCTGCTGCTGCTGCTGCTGTGGCTGTTGTTGCTGCTGTGGCTGTTGTTGCTGCTGCTGCTGCTGCTGCTGTGGCTGTTGTTGCTGCTGCCGCCGCTGTGGCTGCTGCTGCTGCTGTGGCTGAGGCTGTCTCAGAATAGACGGTGCCTGCGAGCCACGTTGGGCATAGCCCATGGCGCTACTCTGTGAACCACCATACTGGCTCATTGCAACGACGACGACGACGACGACGACGGTGTCGTCACTTGATTGTCGTCTAACATTTTATCACGGTCTCTCCAGGCGCGCTGCTGTGTCGTGTGTGCTGCCGGTGCTCCTTTTGTCGGCGGGTCCATTGCCGGTATCCGCGCCGCTGCTGCTGTCCGCGACCAGTCTCCTCGTCGCTGGCGTCGTGCCCCCTGCTGTTACTTTCATCATCATCATCATCGTCATCGTCGTCGTCGTCGTCGTCGTCGTCGTCTCCATCAACACTTTCATAGCCGAGTATGCCATGTGACGTTTCGTTTGTTACGAGCGACGGCGAAAACCCCCCGTGGCCACCGCCGCTGGCGTATCTGGGTAAACTGAGACTACGCGCACGAGGGCGAATACCACGGCCGCCGCCGCCGCCGCCGTCGCCACTGCCACTGCCAGGCGACGCAAGCACCGAGCACCCATGTGCTTGCAGCCACGGCATACTTGTTACCGATCCCTGTCGGCGCACGTGTCTATGCATATACTCGCAGTTGTCCGACTCCATTCGGTGCGTAACCATCGGGGGCGCCTGTATCTCTGGTGTTGTCATCTGCGCGGGTGCGCCTATGCTGATGTTACTCGCTTGGCGACTCGCCTGAATCGCAGCCAACGATCCCATGTCTGACAGGCGCCGCGCAGCGTCACGGTCCACCAACAATGCAAGCGACGACTTCAACTCTGCCAACGTCTTACTCATGTCGTTCACAACATCGAGCGCGCGCTCCAAACCACGTCCGTTTCGCACCGTGCGTACGTCCTCTCGTATGGTTTCAATCTTTCCGTCGATGCTCGCAAGCGGCGTCGCCAGGTTGGGATCAAGCGGGTCGCCCGCGAGCACGTTGCGTATCCAAGCGGCCGCTTGCACGGCATGCCAGCCAAACGACAGTAGCACGGCGCCTACCGCAATGTACAACAGCGGAACACCCGCACCCGTTGTTTCGTCGTTGTCGCCGACGCCGCCGCCGCCGCTGGTCGTAGGCTCGCTCATAACTGCTGACGACAGGTGCGGCGGTCGCTCGATAAAGGCAACACACGGGAGCGGGTCGGTGTAACGGAACAGCAGAGGTGGTGATTTTTAATCTGGCGAATCAACGCGTGTTCTTGGGGCGGATGCGCAGTGCCAGTGCAATGTCCTTTGGCATCACTGTCACGCGCTTGCTGTGAATGGCAGCCAGGTTGGCCTGCTCGAACAGCGACACGATGTACGCCTCGGTAGCCTCTTGCAACGCTGCGATTGCCGATGCCTGGAATCTCACGTCCTTTTGGACATCGTCGGCAGCGATGCGCACCATGCGCTGAAACGGCAACTTGGGCATGAGCAGGTCGGTTGACTTTTGGAAGCGACGGATCTCTCGCAGTGCAACAGTGCCCGGGCGGAAGCGATGTGGCTTCTTGGCTCCATCCGTGCTACGTGGTGCCTTCATTGCCTTTTGCGCATCCTTCTTCCGCGGTGCCTTTTGAGCCATGGTAGCGAGCGGCGGCGGCGGCGGCGGCGGCGACGGCAGAGTAAAGGTGTGCAACGCGCGTTGTTGCACTCTGATCTTGGCAACGGTATATTTTCACATGTGTTTCAAACGCACGAATGCCCCGCTGTGTTGGCGAAATATTCTCTCTGCAACACGTCAAGACACGCCGCACAGCGCACCCGACGCCAACGCCCGTCCACAATGGCGGCGCAGTTGCCTCCTGGGTTGTACCTCGACGCGTTTCAGAACCACGGTTTCTCGAGGCGACCGACGCCGCAGGACATTGGGGCACCGCCGTCACGCACGGGTGTACCAGCCGACTGGCGATGTGGTCTCGACGGCACACCGTTGCCCATACTGTCACAACAACTGCTGCAATCGCTAGACGCACAGTCACGCTCGTTTGCATTGGATCCCGTGACGCGTCTGGAGGCTGGCGTAGAAGCCGATCCACGCAGCGTACAGTACACGCCAGCGGGTGCCGTTGCAACAGCAGCGGGCGACGCAGGAGCATCACGTAGCCTGGTTGTTGCCGCACCCGCCGCCGACGCCGCTGACGCCACTACGCCCGCCGACGACGACTCGTTCTCGACGCGCGCACGCCGCCTTGCCACGCGTGTACAACAGGGGCTCGTTGAACAAAAACGCACCGCGCTTGTTGCAACCGCACTTGTACTCGTGACCATTGCCGTTGTATTGCTGTTGGCCACGTCGTCTGGACGACGCAAGGGAGTAGCAAAAACCGCATAATCATACACCGCACACTCTACTCGTAGTCTCCCCCCTCGGCACCGTCGTCGTCGTCGTCTTCCTCGTAGCCACACTGGTCGTCGTCATCGTCGTCATCCTCGTATTCCACGTCTTCCTCCTCCTCGTCTTCCCCCTCCTCGTCTTCCCCCTCCTCCCCTACGGCAACAACACACCCGTCGTCGTCGTCGTCGTCGTCGTCGTCGTCGTCCTCTTCCTCCTCCTCCTCGTCCCCCTCCTCGTCGTCTCCCTCCTCCTCCTCCTCCTCTTCGTCATCGTCACTTTCGTCGCCTACATCCTTCTCGGGATCGTAGGTGTCGTCGTCGCTGTCGTCATCGTCGTCGTCTTCGTCACCTCCGGTGGCCATGCGGGCGTACTGGCCAAAGGTCATTGTGGCGACGGGTTTCGTCGCACTCGGCACGGTTGCCCTCTTCTTTGGTGCTGCCTTTGGTGCTGCGGCTTTTGCTACCGCCTTTGGTGCTTCTTTCGGCTTGGAGGCCACCGCTACAGCCTTGACCTTGCCCTTTGTGTTGGTTACCACAGGCGCAGGCACGGGCGGCAGAGTAGCGTCGGTAACGACCTTGGCCTTCTTTGCGGGGCGCGGCGATGTTACGGCGGCGGCGGCGGCGGCGGCAGAAGAAGAAGCAGCAGCAGCAGCAGCAGCGGCAACGGAGGAAGTAACAGGCATGGGAATGGTGTCTGGCGCCTTGATCAACGCGGTGCTTTGAGCCGAACGTTCCTTCTTAAGCGCGCGAGCACCACCGGGCGACAGGTGTGCCTCGAAGCGCGACTCGAGCGCTCGGATCGTCTCGTCTAGAAACTCGAGGTGCCTCTCGTCGACTGGCAAACGTGGTGTGCGCGATTTCGCTTGCTCGTTTTGCGCCTCGATGCGGCGACGCACAATGGACGCGCGTGCCTCGAGAGCGCGTTTCGTCTTGGCCAGGTCGGGCCCCCCAGGTGGCAACTTTTGCAGTCGCTGCACAGCCTTCTTCTCGGTACCAACGCTGCTGCCGCTCTTAGCGTCGTGGCAGGGCGCGCCAGGCCCTCCCTTTCTCTTCTTACTGCCCTCCTTGACGGCCGCGTCAACATCCATGGTTGAGGCCGACAGGGTATCCGGCAATGCTGCAGCCATCGTTGTGGATTGCGCAGACTTGGCAACAGTCGGGGTCTTCTTTTTCTGCTTTGCCGCACCCGTCGCATCGCCACTTACACCCATCGTCGCCGTCGTCGTCGTCGTCGTCGTCGTCGTCGTCGCCGCTGCCGCCGCCGCTTGCGTGGTCGTGGCTGGTCTCTTCTTCCGGGGGGCGACTGTTGCTGTCTGAGTAGTGCCAGGTGCGGACATTGTGCTGTAGGCGTGGTCACAGGTGTGTCTTGCACTCGGTTCGTACAGTCCAAGAAAAGAACGCCGTGATAAACGCAGACCTCTTTGCCGCCACGCGTCGTTCACGCGCACATGCACGATTGGTGCAAAGATCACGATGAATATGATTTATCACAATGGCAATCGGTGCGCCACTCGCCGTCGCCGTCGCCGTCGCCGTCGCCGTCACCGTCACCACTGTTCTCGCCGTGTCCGCGGGCGCCCGCTGTTACGACCGCCGCGTTCGAGGAGTCTGTAGAGGTTTGCATTTTTTTGTCTTTCCATAAACGAAGACACACGGAGACGATAACCCTCACTCGCCAAGCAAGCATGCCTAGGGTCACGTCGACAGCACCCGCACAGAGGGCATCCCGCTCGTCTCGCACCGCTCAAAGACACAGACCCGGCACGGTAACAGCACCCGCCCCCGCACCATCAACAGCCCCCGTCGCAGTGGGTGTCGTGCCCATGCGCGCGCGCGGCGTTGCGTGTTATGCACTCAGAAACGATCGTCCTACGCAAAAGCCGCTAGAGGACGAGATGTGTACACACCAGTTTACACACGGGCGCGACCGGTACACGGTCTACGGCGTGTTTGACGGACACGGTGTGTCAGCCGACGCAAACGTGTCAGAGGCGCACATCGCATCGCACATTGCAGCCTCGCGTTTGCCCATAGAGTTTGAGCACCTGGTGCGCGCAACGGTGCCGCCCGCCAACAATGGCGCGGGACACGCGGCGTACACGGCTGCGGTGCGGCGCGCCTTGCGCGAGGCATACTGGAAGGTCGAGGCAACGATGGAGCAACACCCACAGCGTGCCGTGTTGTGTCGACAGGGCACGACAGCCGTTCTGTTGGCCATCGTTAACGATCGGCTTCTCGTCGTGTCAAACGCCGGAGACTCGCGTGCCGTGTCGGTTCGACACGGCGGGGGCGTCGTATGTCGCTCACTTACCGTCGATCACAAGCCGTACACGGTGTTGGGCACGACAACAAACGAGCCACGACGTATCAAGCAACTCGGGTGGTCAGTGTCGTTGCGACAGCGTGATCGAGGGCGCGTGCGATACGAGCGCATGAGGCGCATATTTCCAAACGCGGTGGAGACTGACGACTATCGCATAGTGTCGCCACACACGGGCATGCCCGCCGTCAACCTGAGTCGCGGCCTTGCAGACCTCGTGAGTGACCGCGAACAACGACCGACCGCGCGCGACCAGTACGCCGTTACACCCGAACCGTACCTCGCCACCGTGCTGCTGACACCTCGTCACCGATACATTGTGCTGGGGACCGATGGACTGTTTGACGCGCTGTCCAACGACAACGTGGCCCGCATTGCCGAGCAGTATGTCTCGTCGGAGATTCGCCATGTGTATCCCAACGACGTGTATTGCACTGCGTTACGCCACAAGACGCTGCAACGCATCGGGAACGGCGTGTGTCGCGCACTGGCCCACGAAGCACGCAAACTCGGCAGCAGCGACGACATCTCGGTCATCCTCGTGCCGGTGCACGTGCCATCGTGACAGGCGCGCGGGTGCGTGTTACTCGTCGATTGTCTCGACCACCGCGCGACCTGGCAACGGGATGTCGATGGACAGTGGCTCGTCGTCGGTGCCGGCGACGGCGGTGCTGCCGCTAGGTGCGGCGTCGGTCGCCGGCGACGGTGACGGTGGCGCTGGCAACGCGCCGCTCGTCGCTGCTGCTGCCTCTGCCGCTTTCGGTGCTGCGGGGGGTGCGCTTGTCTTTTGCTTTGTGCCACCAACCGGCTGAAAGGCGCACGAGACTGGTGTGCGCGCACACAACGTGGCAATGTGGCGCAGAAGGCCACCGTTCTCGAGGCTGGCGTAGTTTGTACGCGGCCCTGCACTGGCGGCGCGCTCAATGGCATTGTACAGCGTTGCCGACTTTGTGACGATAAGCAGTTCACAGCCACTGTACTCTTTCGTGTCCTCAAACGCCTGGATCGCCTTGATGCCCGACATAAGGTCGGCGCGGGCCTGCGTCGGCTTCACAATGGGACCCGTGACCTCGGCGTCGCCCTGGTGCTCGGCCGGCGCGATGAGGTACTTGAAGAAGGCAACGTGCGTCTTTGCCTTTTCAGGCAGAAAGTACACACCGTCGGCCGTCGCTGTTACGATGTGCATGGCTGGCTTGTGCAGTGGCGACCCGTGAAACTTCATCTTTGGCGGCTCCTTTTGCTTTTGTTTCTTCTTCTCGCTGTCGGTCGTGTTTTCGACGACCGCGTCAGAGGCAGCAACTCGCTCGATGGCGTCCGTGTCGATGCCCAGTTGCGCCAGGCGTCGCTTGTCTGCCTCCTTTTTGCGTTCGTCCTCTCGTTCCTTGGCCGCCGAAGCGTCGCCCGCCGCCGCCGCCGCCGCCGCCGGTTGTTTGCCAGTCTTGACAAAGCGCTTGGCCTGTGCCATCGTCGCACACACGGCCCAAACAGGCTCGTCAAACCCATCGATGCGACGGCGCAACTCGTCCTCGTTCAAACACACTCCCGTCGTGTGACCACGGTGCACAGCGTACAACACGGCCGCACGGTTCCGCGCCAAGACCTGTCGCTTCTCGGCCGCCGCAACCGACGCAAGAGGCGGCGCGGCCGCTGCACTCGCAGCGGCAACGGCTGCGGCACGCGCACCAGCAGTGGACGCCTTTGCAGTCGGTGCAGTTGTAACAGGTACCCCGTCGGCGATGGCGGTGGCGGTGGCGGCGGGCTCGATCGAGGTCATGGTGATGGCTTGATACGACGCGTGAGATCGTGTGTCGTCGGTATGTGCTGGTCAGATAAAACAGGGCACGCCCGACGCGTCTGGTGGGTCATTTATCGTAATCGTGTTACCACGTGCGCGCGCGTGCGAGTCTGTCACTGACAAAACCACGCTGTCTTTCACGACTCGCACAGTCACGACGCACACACGCACACGCGCACACACACACACAGACACCTACTACTACCACTGTTACTACTACTACTACTACTACTACTACTACTACTACCATGGCCCCCTCGAGGGGCATTGTGACACGGGGGGGTGCGTGTAAATTTTCTTTGCGTCTGAGTAGAACCGCACGGCTCCACGCACCCGACCGTAGTCGTCGTCGGTACGTAGCGCACCATCGCCGTCGTCGCTGTCGTGAACAACAATGAGTTCCGGAGCCCTCATCCAACTGCAGGCCGTCGGCCCGCAGGATGGTTTCCTGACGATTGATGCCGAGTTTTCGTTCTGGCGCGGTGGCTACCGCCGCCACACGGCGCACGCCATGACTGAGATTGAGCAGCCGATGCAGGTAAGTGGCGCACTTGGCCGGCAAAACCAGGCGAAACTCGAGCGCGCCGGCGACCTTGTGGCGCAGATGTACCTGTACTCGCGCTTTGCGCCGATCGAGTACCAGGGCGACTGTTACTCGCCGGGCGTGTCGTATGCGCACTACACCAACGGCCTGGCGCACGCGATGATCGAGCACATCCAGGTTGACATTGGTTCGCAGATGTTCGACCAGCAAAACGGTACGTTCCTCGACGTGTGGCACTCGCTGACTCACTCCAACGAGAAGAACCTCGGCGGCATGGTCGGCTACGCCGACACGCGCCAGACGCTTGTCGACTGGGCTCGCGACGTGCAGGACTTTTACATGCCGTTCCAGTTTTGGTTCAACCGCGCCTACGAGCAAGCGCTGCCGCTCATTGCGCTGCAGTACCACGAGGTGCGTTTCCAGATCCGCACGCGCCCGATCCACGACCTGGTCATCTACGAGAACGAGTGCAACGAGTGCAACACGCACGTGTCGCGCGACCCGCTGCAGTTCCTCCTGCTCGTCAACTACGTCTTCCTCGAGACGGCCGAGCGTCGCATGTTTGCCCAGAACCCGCACGAGTACCTCATCGAGCAGACGCAGATGGCGTCGCCCGAGTGCCACAACCTCAACTGCACGACACAGTCGCCGCGCCTCATCTTCAACCACCCGGTCAAGGAGTTGATGTGGGTCATGCGGCGACAGGAGAACACGGATGCAAACCGCTGGTTTGACTACTCGGGTCCAATTAACGAGAAGAACGGCCTTCGCCTCGACCCATTCGAGTCGATGGAGATCCAGTTCAACAACCTGCAACGAACCATCAACCACCTCGCAAAGTACTACCGCGAGGTACAGCCGTACCAGCACCACACCAACAAGGAGCGCGCCTCTCACAACTTTGTCTACTGCTACTGCTTTGCGCTGTACCCAGAGGACTGGCGCCCGTCCGGCTCGGCCAACATGTCGCGCATCGACAACGTCAACCTCCGCTGGCACTTTTCGAGCCAGGCGTCGTCGCAATGGGTCGGTGACATCCTTGTGTTTGCGCGCAACTACAACCTTATGAAGGTGCTCAGCGGCATGGCAGGCTTGACCTACTCGTCGTAGGCCCACTTTACGAGTGAAGAATGGCAGTCTTGCTGTTGTTTTGTTCCTTTTTTAATACAGCCTAAAGACCGATTTATCGTGAGAAGGGGGCCAGTGGTGACCCAACGGTCTGTTCGACGCACGCCGTGTCGTCGATGAAGCGAACGCGTAACCGGACATCAAAGTACCCCCCTGTAGGCACTCGTTGTAGGGCGGGTCTGATGAGTTCTCATCGTCTCGGTGACACGCCAGTCGTGACTGGTGCCATGTGAACGCAAATAGTGGGGAGCGACACTAGAACGGGGCGACGAGGCTCTGGTTCGTCGGCGATCGGAGCATAGCACTCGTCGTCGATCTCTGCGGCACGTACAGCAGTTGGAACCTGCGCACGCGTCCAGTAAAAGTCTGCAAAGTCACCTTCATCGTCGCCCCAATACGTGTCGTTTAAGTTTGCATCGACGCACCACCCCAGTGGACGACGATCACGATGTTGTTTGACTACTGAACGACGAAGAACACGGAATGGCCACTCTGTTGTGTCAGTGTCTGCGTCGACGCTCACCTCCATCTCGATGCGGTCAACGACAAAGTGGTCTCGCAGGAGCGTGGCAATGCAGGCGCGCACGTCGCGTTGCATGCCGGTGACAGACTCGACAAACGCGTCGCGTTCCCACAACTCTTTGCGAAAGAACGTGTCGAGCACGCACGGCAACACGATCGTGAAGCGATTGTCCAAGGTGTAGTTTGGATATACGGTCACCTCGCCGTTCAGGATGCGTTTGAGAAACGCAAGCAGCCGCACGTCTTCGTCATACTGACGACTGGTGGCTAAACGCCTCTCGGTGCGCACTTGTTCTGCCACAACCCCTTGTTGTGCGTCTTTCGCATCTCGAACGCGACTCAGAAGTACCCTTGCTGCCACCAACGCCTCTTCAGCCGACAACGACGACGACGACGACGACGACGACGACGACGCCATCGTGTTTGCACCCAAAGGTGTATGACGACGACGACAACAACAACAACACCAACAAAGATCAACGCCCGGGGTGTCACCGTCAAGCGCTCGTAGGCTGCGATCAACATTTTACTGCGCCCGCCCGCTGTGATGGACGCGTGAGCCATTGCCGTCACAGGGTGTCGGCGCGCTTTATGGCGTGGTGTTGAGGTCTGGTGTTTTTGCATTTTGGAGGCTGCTGCGCTGCGTCCAGTGGCGGCGGATTGCGCGTCGACGCCGTGGGCCCTGTCGTCGATGTCTGGTGCTGTGGCTGGATGCCATTTCTTCTTCGTCTTCTTCTCCACTGGCGCTGCTGGCCCGGGGCGGCGCTGGTACTGGTGGCGAACCCGTTGCTGGAGCGTGCTGTGACGGCAGTACGCCGCCGCCGCCGCCGCCGCCGCCGCCGTCGGTGCATACGTGTTGGTGCGTTGCAAGGAGCCAACCGATGAGCGCAGCGTCGAGAAGTTCGGGGTGCTCGTACACGTAGCGCTCCAGGTCGGCGGGGGAGCGTGCGTGTGCGGGCGGCACTGCGTACTGCAATGCGGCGTGCGCGTCGGCGTCAGACAGAAAGTAGCGCACCAACTCGGCCCGTGCCGCGGGGTCCCAGGGCGAGTCAAAGCGGCGTGACAGGCCAAAGTCGGCGAGCGTCACGTCGACGATGCGACGCAGTGCGTCGCGGCGCACGAGCACGTTCTTTGGCAACACGTCCGAGTGCATCCAACCGAGCGCGTGCATCTTGGCGATCTGTGCCTCGAGGCGTCGCACGAGCGGCATAGGCATCAGTTCGCCCGAGCGCAGCGCGCCACCATCCCACAGTTCTGTGACAATCACAAACATACGATCGTGCTCGCAGTAGAATGCGCCAAAGTACCGCGGGCCCACGCCGTACTGTGCGAGCGCCTGTTGTAGGCCAGCCTCCTTTCGTGCGTGTTCCAACTGCCAAGGCTCGTTGATTGGCTCAAACTTGGCGGCAAACGTGCAATCGGCAGCGCCGGTGCCGAGACACAACTGGTGCACAGCGCCCGACGCACCGGCGCCCAGTGCGCGGCCAATCTGTCCGCCTGTCAACACACCGTGTGCCGTTGCCCATTGTTGGATACAGCGTACTGACGCATCGGCGCGCACCGTCGCCACCGCCATCGTCTGCCCTTGCTCAACACACTGAAAAAAGCCAACGCCCTTCGTTTATGTTTCGTGTTTCTGCGGCGGCGCCTCAGTCGTCCACACCGGTCCGGCCGCGTGTCCCTCGTCGGCCGGCGTCGATGAGCACCTGCTCCAACCCAGCGACGAGCCATCGTCAACCTTTGACACGCACACATGCACACCGTTCGGAGCGTAAATGTCAAGAGTCTGTGAAATAGGCGGCCATCTCATCACGGCGACTCCTGCAACATTGTTGCGCGTAGGGCCACAGTGACACCTGATCGGTGGTGCGCAGGAATGTACCCCATATGCACTGCAGACGGCACCGTGCCCACTCGGAAACACCGAGGTGGGGGGTCGTCGGTGCGGGGGGTGACTGTGTGAGGCCAATGTACACGCACGTCTCTAGTTCTAACGGCGTTATCGTGAGGTCCGCCAGTCTCATTTTTCGGATCGGGAAAAGACGTTTCGCAATTTCTACGACAGCATGTGGACGCGTGCACGCCTTGTGTCTCGGAGCATTTCCAAGTGCACGTGCAACGTTATGTATCGTCAAGAGTGCCACCGCGCGTTCGCATAGCAACAAAATGCATTCAACGGTGTGCCAAATAAAGTCGACGTTAGAAAGCGTGCCGTAGCGATACGCTACCAACGACTCGTCGATGCGCACACCAAAGCGAATCAACAGACTGACGGCGGTTGCATTCATGTTGATACAACACCACTCGAGTAGGCTTGGGGGACCGACGCTCGTTCGATTGAAGCCACGCAGTTCGTCGCGTGTCATGAGGGCGTTGGGGTCGGCTCCTTGCTCTAGAAAAATACGTATCCTTCTTTCTCCGCTGCGGAGGCACACGATATTAGTCGTCAACTCGGCGGTGGTAATGGCGGTCGTCGTCGTCGTCATCGTCGTCGTCGTCGCGCTGTCGTGCCATGGTGAGGGGCAGCGGATGTCGTTGTTGCCGCTGCCCATGGCTGCGGGCGACTAAATCGTCACAGCACGCGCATGCCTATTTTTACTACCCGTCCAGGTCTTGCTTCCAGGTCTTGTGATTTAGTATGTGCAACGGTCGCATCGCCACCACAACCAGGAACAAAATGTTCGCCATCGAAGTCGTGCTGTTGCAGAATGCCGACTACGACAGTGTGTGCCACTGTAAGCGCTTCGACACGTTCGAAGACGCGGCACGTGCGCTGCAAAAGTATCTCAGTCCGACTGTCACCGCCTGCTTTGCCGACGATGACGACGACGACGACGAGCACAAAGTCCCGCTGACTGTGCTGAGCGCGCGGATCTTCCGAACGTCGTCACACGAGTTTCAGCGCATCATCGAACACCACACGGGGCGTGCTGCAGCAGCGCCGGCTGTGACGATGGACAGGTAGAGGGGGGGGGTGACAGTAAATACACGTGCCACTGCCCACTGCGAATTTTCATTGCAACAGACGTTCCAGCCTCGCTCGTTTTGTCCCGTACTGGCCATGTACGAGTTTCGTGACAGTGCTCAGATAGGCACGTATCGCTTTGAGGAGTTGCTGGCAAACGAGGTGGCACACACCATCGAACATGCTACGGGCTCAGGGGGGCGCATGTGACGCGGCCGCCGCCGCCGCCGCCGCCGCCGCCGCCGCCGCCGCCGCCGCCGCCGCCGCCGCCGTAGTCGTACGCAAGTTGTAGCCATCGTAATCTTCGTCACCACCGTCGTGACTGCCGCTGTGAGCGACGCTACTGTCACTGTCACTGTCACCGTCATCGTCACTGTCACCGTTGTCGCCGTCGTCGCTACCAGACGCTTCAAGTCTGCCACACTCCTTGCGTCGGATCCTAAATGCACTCGGAAACGCAGAGTCGGCGGCCCTGTCGTCGCCGTCCACAACGTGCCCGTCGGCACCATCGTCTGTCAGTGCCACCATGTCAAAAAACTCTGGGCGCACCACCATGGAAGTCAACATGTCGGCAACAACGCGCTTGAGGTCGCTGACAGTGTCGTCGTTGTCAATGTCTAACAGCACGGTGGTCACGTCTGTGTACACGAGGACCTTCATCGTGTCACACCTGATGGTTCCGCTCTTTTTTGTCTACTCACCAGCGCGGTGTGGATCGCGCGTAGCGGTGCTGCTGTCACGGTTGCTGCCACTCTGCGCATGTAACAGCGCGGTGCGCGCAGCACAGAGTCTATCACTCGGGACTGGTGGTAGTAAACGCGACTGTGTCTGTGTCAACTTGCGATACTCGTGAAAGCACCGTCGCCGCTGCTGCTGCTGCTGCTGCTGCTGCTGCTGTCTCTGAGGCGCATCTTCGCCTCTCGCCGTCTTTGCCTCCCCCATGTCCTCGTGTTATAACGTGCATAGAAAAGTGTATTTTGCTCTGTACAACGACGACGACGCCAGTGGTGTTCTCCGTTGTCGTCGTCGCCGCGCCTACGTCGCCACACTCGTCTTCAGCATCGTGTAACGCAACGTCGCGACTGCAATTGTCGTTTGCACGGCGCCTATGGCAAACTTTAGGCGTGCGTGAGGAGTGTTTGAGAGGATCAGGCAATTGATGGCGCCCGGTACGAGGAGAACAAACAGTGTGGCAACGACGTGCAACGTGGCCAGCGACAGCGTGACAATTGCTATGGGAACGGCATGTGCGAGTGCCTTTGTCGACGCAACGAGCAACAGCAGTAGGCGGTACGTGCCCACGTGCGCACAGTCTATGGGAGTTGTCTCTAGCAACGTAAAGCGACCTCTGCACCCCACGCACTGGTACCAGTCGAGCGCAATCTCGTAGTCACAGTGCGGGCACGCACGACGGCGTCCGCGCGTACTGTCGTCTACACTGGCCAACACGTCCGTCTCTACCGAGGCCAACACCGAGGTACAGGGGGGGCGTGTTGGTGGCGCCGCTGCTTCAGTCGTGTGGCGACGATCATGGTCGATGATGCAGTCCTCAACGACACAGTACTCTGTATCGTGCGGCTGACGTGGCGTTCTGGCAATGCAAGAGTAACACGCGCTCCTCTCTGGCACGACGAGGCCAGCCTGGTGTGACATATGGGTGTCGTACCCCACGCAACGTTGATAACACGGGG